CACCTGCTTATGGCGCAAGTGGATATTCAATACTTGGCTTGCCAATTATTGTTGATGCCAATATTGCAACAAACATTGGTACATCTACAAACCAAGACACAATCTTTGTTGTAGATACTAATGAGTGTCACTTGTTTGAGGAAACAAATGCTCCTACTTATGTGACATTTGAAGAGCCAAACGGCAAGGTTGCAATCAATATTGTGCTATTCGGTATGTCAGCATTCACAGCTGAGCGTTATCCAAAAGCAATTGCACAAATTAACGGCACTGGCTTGGCAACACCAAGCTTCTAAGTAAAAAGCTTCTAAGCCCCTTACCCTTCCAAGGGGCTTAGATCCTGACTATGGTCGGTATTTAAGAATTGGAGTTTGCTTAATGTCCCAGAGCACTTTAGGTTTTGGATACCGGCCATGGCTATAACAAACGGCTACGCGACACTTGCTGAGATCAAGGCTTACTTGTCTATCTCAGATACAACAGATGACACCTTATTAGAAAAATTAGTGGAGTCATCATCACGCTCAATTGATAAGATTGCTAATCGCAGATTTTATGCAGATGCAACGGCAACAGTACGCCTTTATAGAGCCTACTCAGATATTTTTGTTTATACAGATGACATTAGTAGCACCACTGGTCTTATTGTAAAAGTGGATGAGGGCGGCAACGGCACTTACACAAAAACACTAACTTTGAACACAGATTTTATTATGGATCCGCTTACAGCCTCAGCTTTAGGCAGACCTTTTACACAATTGACAATGGTGTCTAATACAGAGTCATGGCCTATATTTCCGGGCTTAACACAAAACGGCTTACGCCCCGGTGTACAAGTCACAGCTAAGTTTGGCTGGCCATCTGTACCCAGTGATGTCAATGTAGCTTGTTTAATTCTTACAGCTGATTTATACAAGCGCAAAGATGCTCCGGGCGGTGTCCTAGGTCTTGGTGATCTTGGTGTAATACGCATGTCCCCAGTAGGCAGAGATGTATCACAAATGATTAGGGCTTATCAAAAGATTGCTATTGCCTAATGGTGCCAAGTACAGTAAGGACAAATCTTAAAACAGCTCTTACAGCTATCACAGGATTGCGTGTTATGGATTATGTCCCTGACTCTACAAATGTCCCTACAAATAATGCTTTTGCAGTTATTGGTCAATTGTCTATGAATTATGATTACACACTCAACAGAGGCTTTGACTCTGCAACCTGCAACATAATTGTAATGGTCGGGCGCATGAGCGAAAAGGATGGGCAATCAAGATTGGATGGGCTACTCAGCTCATCCGGTTCAACCTCAATCAAAGCCGCTATTGAGGCTGATAAAACACTAAGCGGTGCAGTGCAAACTTTAAGAGTTGTGTCTGCATCTCCAGGCACAATAACATCCGCTAGTATTGATTACCTAAGTTATCAGTATTCAGTGGAATTGATAGGTTAGCGAAAGGAAAAATATGGCCATATTTATGGGTAATAAAGTAGCAGTCATTGTAGGTACCTCAACCATATCTTCATTTGTCAGCACTGTAAGTCTTAACCGCGAAGTAGAGGCAGTAACTATAACTGCCATGAACGATACTGTACAGAATATGATCGGTGGTATTGAAGTATCATCAATCAGTATGGAAATCTTCAATGATTTTGCGGCAGCCTCAGTGAACTCTCTTTTTGAAGATAAGATTGGTGAAAAACTGGCAATCAAATTGATTCCAGTAACCGGCACAGTTACCGCTACAAATCCAAGCTATAGCATGTCATGTTTGATTACTCAATGGACACCGATCTCAGGCAGCACAGATGCAGCTGCTACAGCCTCAGTGACCTTCCCAGTAACAGCATTGACTAAAGCTACAAGCTAAGAAGAAAAGGTGGGACATGCACAAGATTGAAATAACAAAGAAAGACGGCAAAAAGATTGCTTATGATCTTACGCCATCTGTCAAAGTAGCCTTTGAGGCTGAGTTTAAGACTGGATGGCGTAAGAGATTAGGTGAACTACAAATGGAGTCTGATTTGTGGTGGCTTGCTTGGCGATTGGAAAAAGATTTAGGCAAGACCGAACTAGCTTTTGGTGATGATTACATCAATCAATTTATAGATGTTGATTTGTTGTATGAAGCAAAAAATGGCTAGACCGACATGGACAAATTTGGGAAGTCGCCGCCATTTCGGTCAGCACAGGGATTAGCCCTAAAGATTTATTAGAGGTTGATCCGGCAGTGTATATGGCGATTAAAGTAATATTGCAAGAGCAGGCTGCAAAAACAAAAGGGACAGTCAGGCGGAGATAATGGCAGAGCTTAAAGCCGATAGATCCCTCAAGGCTGTTTATGTAGAAAATTTAGATGCGATCATGAAAAAAATGGAAGAGGTTGACCCTGACACGCAAAAAATATTTAAGAAAGAATTACGCAAACAAATTAAGCCTGTAGAAAAATTAGCTAAAAGTTTCATACCATCTGAGGTGTTTCCCGGCTGGAGAGATACCAAGCCTTACTATCCACCTACATGGGGATGGGCTTTTGATCAGGTTCATAGAGGCCGCACCTATGGCAAAACAAATGAGTCAAGATGGCAATGGTCACAAGCGGATGCTATTGCCGGCATACAAATTACAAGTGCAAAGGTGAAAGTGCAAAGAGTCAAAGGCACTAAATTTTCTGTAACAGCTTTAGCCCTTGTAAATAAATCAGTGCCGGGAATTATTTTTGAATTGACAGGCGGTGGTACTGCAAGGAGTAGAGGCAAGACAAGGCGCGTAAGTCGCAACCCTAATGCAAGTGAAGGATTTATCCGCAAAGTGTCACAAGCTCATGGCGCAATTGCCGGAGATGGTAAGGGCAAAAGAGTAATCTATAAAGCTACAGCTGAGAAAGGCGCACAAGCTCTAGCCGGTATTGAAGCCACAATTAACAAATATCTGGGCAGTAAATTTAGAGGTAACTAATGGCACTAAGTCAAAATGTTGTAATTAACTTTCTCACCAAGTTTGATAAAAAAGGTTTGCAAAAGGCTACAAAAGAGCTTAAAGGCTTTGATAAGTTTATAGCCTCAAGTAAGTTTGCGACAAAAGCCGCTTTAGTTACAGCTGGACTTGCCTCTGCCTATGCCTTAGATAGACTTGCAAAATCATCTGTTAGAGCTGCACTTGAACAGGAAAGATTAGACAAATCTATAGAGCAATCTCTTAGCTCAATCAATGAGCTTGGCTCTTTAAGCAGTGTTAAAACTTTAATTGCAGATCTACAGACTGCTACAAACATCACTGAGGATCAATTAACGCCGGCATTAAATGGTTTAATTATTTCAACAGGGGATTTAGCTAAAGCGCAGAGTTTATTAAGCGTTGCCATTGACACAAGTAAAGGAAGCGGCGTTGATTTACTGACAGTCACAGATGCTTTGGGTAAAGCCAATAGAGGTAATTTTAGAGCTTTAGGACAACTAGGTCTTGGCTTCAATGCAGTCACAGCTCAAGAAATGGGCTTGGCTGAGATAACAGATTACTTGACGCTTAAGTTTGGTGGAGCTGCAAAGCGAGCTACAGAAACCTTTGGGTCAAAATTAGATGACCTTAAAATTAGTGCAGGTGAGGCACAAGAGAATCTAGGTCAAGGGTTTATTACAGCCGCAGAAATTATCATGGGTAGCAGTAATTCCACAGATGTCTTTGGTGCAAAACTTGAACTACTTGGATTAAACGGCGGATATATTTTAATTGCATTAGCTGACAAAGTTAATAAAATTCAAGATGCTTTTAGTGGTTTAAGTAAAAAAATTGATAGTGACACAATCTTAAAATTCTTTTTTGGCTCTGCTAAATCTATTCCAGTCTTGGGTGGCTGGATTGATGGCTTTAGAGGTTTAGCTGCGGATGGAAAAAAAATTGCTGAAACCTCAAAAGAAACTGTTACGCAAACAGAGGAACAAAAAGCCGCTGCCGCAAAACTAGCAGCCTTACAAGCAAAGTTTGACAAGTTTGCCGCTGCCGCTTTAGACAAGAGTAAAAAACTTACAAAAGAAAAAGCTGCTCAAGCTGCACTGGACAAGAAAAAGGCAGAGCTTGAGTCTATGTTTGACATAGATAAGATTAACCTACAAGCTGCCTTAAGCCGTAAGTTATCCGGTGAGGATGAGATCCGCGTAAAACTATTGCAAAAATTAGCGGATGGTACAAATAAAGCTATTGATGAAGCTTTGAGATATGCAGATGTACTTAAAGTTATTGAGGATGGTCAAATTACAACCGCAGAGGTTGAGATGTTAGCTAAAAAATGGGGTATTACTACTGTTGAGGTTTTGCTTTATTTGAAAACATTGTTCGCAGC